GCAGCAAAACGCTCAAATTGGACGGCTTGGAGTTAGCCCAGTGCAGCAACAACCATCAGCATGACCGAAAAAGAAAGAGCTATTTTTGGCTTCATTGGCAAAAACCCACTATGGGATGAAGTCATTCAGACAATCCAACAAATGCAGGAGCAATTGTGGATAAATGCCGTAAGCGCAAATGTTAAGGGAGAGGATCGTATTCACGCTTGTGGACAGGCTGATGGGGTTAATTTGGTTTACTCTACTCTTTTGACCATAAGGTCTGATGCGCTTAAATTAAATGGCTTGACTGAAGAAGAAGATTTGGCATAACGCCACTAACGGGCTTTCCAGCGTTTTCTGGATTGAAATTAAAAGATACTTGCGATCTATCACGCATGAATGAAATGTCAGCACATCCTGACACCGGGAGTCAGGAGGCAGAAGTAAGTCCCGTTGTTGAAAAGCTCGGTTTGTTGGACGAGCAAGGACTAAGCAACCTTGTGAAGTCTGCGTTCCTTGACGAGCAAGGGGAAGCTCCTTCCTTACAGGAGCAAGATCAATCTGAAGCTGTGTCTGAACAGGATGCAGAAATTGGAGACGATCTTGAACAGCACGACGTTGAAGAAAGCTCTTTGAGCAGGGGTGTCCAAAAGCGCATCAACAAACTTGTTGCTGCGAAAAAGGCCGCCCAAGCTGAACTGGAAGCGCAAAAAGCACGTTTGGCTCAAATGGAGCAAGAGTTGTCTATCGCAAGACAGACAACGCCCCAGAATCAGCCAGATGTTTCTGACGAAGTTGAAGCTTTATCAAGCCTTGAACAGGTTAATGAAGACTACAACAAGGCTGTTAAGGTCATCATGTGGTGCGAGCAAAACCGAAATGGAGGCACGCTTAACGGCGTTGATTTCTCCGATGAGGAAGTTCTCAACATTAAGATGGCTGCTATCAGGAGAAAGGAAATTGAGCTGCCTGCCCGTTTTAACTACCTGCAAAAACAGGGACAGCATGAGCAGTCAATAGCTCAAGACTTTCCGTGGTGGAACAGACCTGAGACAGAAGAATACCAAGCGGCGCAGCAAGTTTTACGGGAGTTTCCAGAGATCAAGAAACGCAGGGCAGACTACAAGCATGTAGCCGGTCTTTTGGTTCTAGGACTCCGGGCTTATGTGGACATGAAGTCCAAAAAGCCAAGTCAGACACCCGTTAAAAAAGCTCCACCGCAACCCAGCGTGCAAGCACCTCCGTCCAACTCCTCTGGGCAGAATCTTCAAAAAGCCAAACAGCAGTTTGCAAAAACTGGCGGCAGTCGTGATGGACTCAGCGATTTGGTAAAAAACATGGGCTTTGTATAGCCCTCAACAACAACTCAACTCACTCCTTAATATGCCAGCACTTCTTGAACCCCAGCTCTCCGGTCGCGGTAAACGCGAAGACCTCATGGACATGATCGCCTTGGTTGACGCCAAGGACACGCCCTTTTGCTCTATGGCAAAGAAGGGCAGCAAGCCCGGAAACATGTATTTCCGTTGGCAGTCTGACAGCCTTCCCACTCCGCAAGTTGGCGGCACCGCTGACGGTGTTGATGTCAACCTGACCACTGGCGTGACCAACTACGTTGTCAACTATCGCGCAGAACTCGCCAACTACGCGCAGATTTTCCGTCGCGCAGTTCGTGTGTCCAAGCTCACTCAGGACATCGCTGATGTTGCTGGTGTGCGTGATGAACTGGCTGACAACGTCGCCAAGGCCATTACTGGCATCAAGCGTGACATGGAAGTGACCTTCACTTCCGATCAGCAAGCTCAAGCGGACGGTGGCGACCAGCTCACTCCCTACCGCACGGCTGGTGCTCAGACATGGATTGCAACTGGTGGTGGTGGAACTCCGACCCCCGGCGGCATTCCCTCCATCTTTCAGACACCCTCCACGTCCATCATTGGCACTGGGTCCGCTCTTGGAACCTCGCTGACCGATGCGGTTGTGCAGGGCTTGCTCAAGTCCATCTTCGATCAGACGGGGCACTATACGAGCTTCGACTGCATTGTTGGGACGGATTTGAAAAGAGCGTTCACCAACCTGTTGGGAACAACCAGTTTAACGACTGTTGCCGGAACCCAAGCCGCACCTTTGGCTGCTGGTGCGACAAAGGTTCAGACATTCAACCGTGACGCTGCCGCAGACACTTACATCCAGTCTTTGGATGTGTTCCAAGGTGACTTTGGCACGGTGCGCTTGCATCCGACCACGTTCATTGGAACCGTGTCTGGCACATCCTACACTCCGACTCCGTACCGTGGGTTGGTGCTGGACATGAACCTCATCGAGGTGCGTTATGGTGGCAACGTGGCGCAGGTAACTCCGCTCACAGACAACGGTGGTGGCCCCGGCCGACTGATCGAGTCTGTTGCTGGGTTGGTTGTTGGCAACCCGCTTGGTTTGGGTAAGTTCAACTACAACGCGGCCTAGTAGTCTTCTGAGCGACACCTGCCAGTACGCGATTACGGTTGCGTTTCTAGAAGTGGTGCGACACTCTGGAGAGACAGAGACACTTTAGCGACACCTGCCATGCTGGCTCCATGCCGGAGGCACGGACCGGGATGCCGGTCGACGCAGTGGTGTGACAGCCGGAGAGACGGCAGCGACACCTGCTTGACTGCCCTGAAGCGGACCCAAACATAAAGTGGTGTGACTAACGGAGAGACGTCCATAGAGGCGACACCTGCCGCAGTGGTGTGACCGCAGGAGAGTCTGCGTCATTTTTAATCGCGAGGTAGAGCAGTGGCAGCTCGCTTGGCTCATAACCAAGAGGTCGGGAGTTCGATTCTCCCCCTTGCAACCATTTGCCGTAATAGCTCAATTGGCAGAGCAGGGCTTTTGTAAAGCTCAGGTTGTCAGTTCAATTCTGACTTGCGGCTCCATTTTATGACCGTACTTCCGATTCCTGTAATTCCTGAATTGATTCACAGATACACTGGCGTTCAAGCTCCAGCAAACTTGGTGATGCTTGCAGACAAAAAGACAGCATCCAGCGGCCCAGAAGGCACCGATGGATCAGCAATGCCTCCAGACAAAATCAGCCCATACAGCGGCATCTATGACGCTCATGGAAAGCTTCCGCGCATTCCAGAACCCGGCACAACCTTCATGGCTCGCGTATGATTAACATTCCTGAAAACCTAGTTGGCCAACTTGAAGCGGAGCTTCGTAGGGGGTGGCTGCGAAATCAAATCGAAGCAAAGGCTGCAGCCAAATCAAACGCACGGTTTAACCTTGAGCGACACAAGTCTGTGGATGGACTGGGTCAAAAGATTGCAACAATTCCAGAGACTGCTTTTCATTTTTGGGGGCAAAAACTTGGATATGGGTGTTGGAATGACAAGGCATTCATGGATGAGTTTCTGCGTGACAACCCAGAGTGCAGAGTAAATAGTGGCGGCACAAAAGAAATCCATGTTGGATGGACTCCTCCGGGTAAATGAAGACACTTCCGTTTAGCGAAATTCTTGCTGAAACATGCCAGCTTATTGGCCTTGATCGCACGACGCTAAACGACAAGTCGTTCAATGCTATTCGCGATTTTGCCAATCGCAGAATCAGTATGATTTGGGACAGGGAGGAATGGCCAGACATTCAAGAGCTTGTTCGTCTGTGGCCCGGAGTTCCGATTACCAGCGCAGTCAGCTATCCGGTTCCGCTTACAACCGAGATTCCGACTGAGCTTCTTCAGGAGAACGGCTTAGAGATTCTTCTGCAGAACGCAGAAAACACGGTTCCAATGACCGTTGCGCTGAACACAAATGTTCCGCGCATCTATCTGGCTGACTTTGAAGATGCTGCTTGGCAAAAGGGCACCATATCTCAGACATACGTCAACTTCATCAACCCGTTTTACGTCCTGCAGGACGGCAAGCTGATAAGCATTGCCAGCACGCAGTATCAGTTTGCGTATTCAACGGCAACTGATTCGGTTGGGCCATACATCACGTCGATCACAATAAATGCCCCAGAAGGCGTTCCGCAATTTACTTCTCTGTCTGGAACGACCCTTCAATTCATGTCTAACAGACAGCCAATGGCTGTTGTTAGGGGGCAGGCAATTGGCTGCTGGAGCAGCAACCCAAATCAGACAAGCAGGAAAATCGAGCAGAACTTTACCGTTGAGAACATGCCAAACCTGCAAAACACGCAGGTGTTTCAGCAAGAGTTGAATGTCTTGAGGTTTTCCAATTTTGACCAAAAGTGGGTACTGCTTAGAAGGGTAGCACCCTATTTGTTTGGAACGCGGTACGACTCAACAAGTGCGTACTCTGCTGGATCACAGGTGTATTACGACACGTCTCAGGCCAGCTCCGCCTACAATCCTCCAAGCAAAAACCTGCCAGTCTCCGGGCAGTTTTGGAATGCCATCGCAACCACTCCAGCGGCAACGCCTCCAGCAAACCCTAGCAGTTACTGGGAGATGGTTGCCATCCCGTTTCGGTTTAAGGGATATGTGGTAAACTCTGTAGCAGCAGATTTCATGCGCTCAGAAGGCAGGCCGCAAGAAGCAGACAATCTTGATGTTTTGGCTGAGTTTGCAGTGCAGCAGCAAATTGATGTGCTTGTCAGACAGCAGGGGCAAATTCAGCGCATGAACATGGTGTACTCTTACTGATTATGATTTCTCGATTTCTCAGGAAGCGTAACAAAAACAATGCGCTTCCTTTCAATAAAAACCTCGCAAGGATTCAGGTGTCTGGAGCGTCTCAGACATTCAAAATCGTAAAAACCAAAGTTCAACAAACAACTCAAAACAGGTTGTTGACTGAGGCGGGTAATTTTCTTAATACAGAATCTGGTGACCGTTTAGTGCTTGAATAATATGGGCGACAAAATCACATCACTGCCTGCAGCAACTTCGCTCGATGGAACCGAAGTCTCTCCCCTCGTTCAAGCAGGAACCACAAAAAAGGTTGCTGGAACTTTACTGCGAAGCCCAATCGGAAATGCAGGAGGAGACCTTACAGGATCATATCCTAATCCTACTCTTGCTGCTGTCACAACGGCCCAGTCGGCCGGAAGCAGCACGGCAATTCCAATCCTGTCCGTAGATGCAAAAGGTCGCGTCACCTCCCTTACGACAGCTTCAAATCCACAAGGCACAGTAACTGCAGTTGCTTCTGGAACCGGATTAACTGGCGGACCAATCAACACAACCGGAACGCTGTCTGTTGTTTTTGGCACAACGGCCGGGACTGCCGCACAAGGCAACGATAGCAGGTTTGCAACCATTCCATCTGCCAGCACAGTGCTGCCGTCTCCAAACGGAGCTGCATCAATTGGCACAAGCGCAAACTTCGCTCGCGCAGACCACGTTCACGCACAGGGGTCTGTGACTTTGTCTGGAGATGTCTCTGGCTCCGGCACGGGGTCCATTGTTGCATCTTTGGCCAGCATAACGTCTCCTCAGACAAATGTTGGCGACGTAAATCAGATTCCGCGCATCAGCATTGATGCCAAGGGTCGAGTTACCAATCTGACGACTGTTTCAAACCCTCAGACAGCCATTTCAGGATTGACTGGAGATGTTTCGGCAACTGGTCCGGGGGTTGTGTCAGCGCAGCTTTCGGCTTCTGGAGTAACTGCAGGAAGCTACGGCTATGCAGCACACGGAAAGGTTCCTACTTTTACTGTAGACGCAAAAGGAAGGGTTGGGTCAGCAAGTGAAGCTGTTATTGTTTTGCCGACAGACAAGCTGTCTTCCACGTCAAACAATCTTCAGTTTGGATCAAAGAATTTTGTATTCTCAAATCAAACTGACGCCATTCCTTATATTTTAGGCCAATGGATTACTATTAGATCGGCAATAGTTCCTTCTTTTTGGATGTCTGGAACAGTTACTGGCTGCTCAGTTACGAATGTCACTGTTAATGTAACGCAATCAACAACGCAGGCAACAACGCAGTATTCCAGTTGGTCAATTAGGTTGGGCCAAACCTTAAATTATACCCAAGCTTCTGCTCCAACTATTGGAAATGCAATAGTTTGGACTGGATCGTCATGGGCAGCTGGAGCACCTAATGCCAATGCGCTTTCTCTTCAAAGCTATCCAGTTAGCACAGCAGCTCCAATAGAAGGGCAATCGCTGATTTGGAATGGAACAAGTTGGGTTCCTCAAAGTGGCGGGTCTGGAAACGCTACGTCAATAAATGGAATTGGAATTTCTGGAACTCCAGAAACCGGGCAGGTATTAGCATATACTGGAAGCATTTGGACACCTGCAGGTGCCGACGCGCAGTCAATTAAAGGGATTCCGGTTGATACGTTTAATCTTTTCCCCGGCAATACTTTAATTTACGACGATTTGAACAATAAGTGGGTTCCAACCCCGCCAAATTCAAACGCAACGCAACTTCAGTCGAGGACTGTTGCCAGCACAGCTCCAACAAACGGACAAGTTCTTACTTGGGACGAAACTGTTTCCAGCTGGAAACCGGCTGATGCAGGGTCGTCTACAAACGCCAGTCAAATTCAAGGCGTCAATGTATCCGCAACTGCTCCTACTATCGGACAAGTGCTTGCATACGACGGAGCGGAATACATACCTGTTCCTCAAAACTCGGTTGCAAGCTCTTTGCAGGGCACTCCAATTTCAGCCACAGCTCCATCAAGCGGTCAAATGCTTGGATATGATGGAACAAATTGGACTCCATCAGCGGTAAATGCTTCTCAGCTTCAGTCGCAGCCCGTTTCTTCGGCAGCTCCAACAAGCGGGCAGGGCCTTTTTTACATTCAAGGCGAAGACTCTGTTTATAGGTGGACTCCTGCTGCCGCTCCAAGCAATGCAACCACCCTGCAATCTACTGCAGTGTCTGCAACTGCTCCAGCAAACGGAGATTTGTTGCGATTTGATGGAACAAGCTGGTCGCCATTTAGTGGGATTGCATATCCATATTGGAGTATTTCTCAGTATTACAACGCTGGCGACAGGGTGGCGCACGATTCCAAAATTTGGGTATGCACCTTAGCAAACGGATCAAACACTCCATCAACAGGGTCTACATACTGGGCTGAAAACATTGGAAGCAGCAGCGGGTCTCCAAGCAATCAATCAACTCCTGCCTACTGGCTGCGCATAACAACTCCAGCCGGAGATGGATATATGCCAATTTACGTCTAATTTATGCCTGACACTAAAATCTCTCAATTGCCGGTAGCAACGGTCGTCAATGATGCCGACGTTGTAGTGCTGAACCAAGGCGGCGTAACCAAGCAGGCAGCTCGCAGCCTTGTAAAAGGCGCAGGAACCGTGACCAGCGTTGTTGCTGGAACCGGCCTTACTGGAGGCACCATCACGGGCAGCGGAACCATTGCCGTGTCTTACGGCACCACTGCAGGCACGGCTGCGCAGGGCAACGACAGTCGTCTTTCAGACAGCCGCACGCCTAGCGGAGCTGCTGGTGGCGATTTGGGCGGAACGTACCCAAACCCCACAATCAACACGGTACCCATTGCAAAGGGCGGAACGGGTCAGACAACTGCCGCTGCCGCCTTAACTGCGTTGGGGGGAGCTGCAAGTGCTGTTGTACAGGTGTTCACTTCAAGCGGCACTTGGACAAAGCCTGCCGGTGCTAAGTCCGTTTACGTTGTTGTTATTGCTGGCGGTGGTGGTGGTGGTTCTGGCCGCGCCAGTGCATCTGGAACTGCTGCTGGAGGAGGCGGTGGTGGAGGAGGGGCTGCCCGCACACTTACTACAATCGACGCAGCATTTTTGGGCGCGACCGAAACAGTGACAGTTGGAGCAGGCGGACTCGGTGCCAATGCTCGAGCTGTTGGACAAGACGGACTTGCTGGAGGAAGTGGAACTGCATCCAGCTTTGGACTTTGGGCGAGCGCAAGTCAAGGTGGCGGCGGCGGCGCAGGAACAACAACAACAGGAGGTTCTGCTGGTGCTCAGGGATCAAGAGGACTGTTTGCTGGAGCGGCTGGCGGGCTTGCGTCTGCTGCTTTTGGAGTTGGTGGCAATGGCAACGCAAGCAACGCTTGCCCTAGTGGCGGTGCTGGTGGAGGAGTGACTGCTGGAGCGCCGGGCACTGCTTCAACCGGAGGCACTGGAGGTTTCCAGTTTTTGTATAACGGTGGTGCTCAATCTGCAACGCCAGTCAACACCGCTGGTGGAAGCGTTCCGGCAAATCTTCCCTATGGAGGAGCAGGTGGTGGTGGTGGCAATGCTAACGCATCCGCTGCGGCAAACGCTGGAGGAAATGGTGGTGATTATGGAGCTGGAGGGGGAGGGGGAGGGGGATCACAGGGATTTACTTCTGGAGCAGGTGGAAATGGAGGAAACGGAATTGTTGTTGTTACAACTTACTTCTAAGTATGCGATACGCTATCGTTGATGATGTTACAAAAGTAGTGCAAGGCGTCATTCTGTGGGATGGAGTGTCGCCGTTTACTCCTCCCGCTGAAACCACGCTTGTGAATGTTGATAACATTCCCTGTGGCCCCGGTTGGATCGAGCAGCCTGATAACAGCTTTTTACCACCCTCTGAAGATGCCTCGTAAATCTGTCTCACTGTCTGTTGGTCGTGGCGAAAAGCTTCCTGTCTCCAAGGGGGCTGGTCTGACTGCAAAAGGTCGCTCCAAGTACAATCGCGAAACTGGAAGCAACCTCAAAGCTCCTGCCCCAAACCCAAAGACAAAGGCTGACGCCGGGCGCAAGAAGTCTTTCTGCGCTCGAATGGCTGGTGTCGTAGCCAATGCAAAGGGTCCGGCCGAGCGAGCCAAAGCCAGCATGAGGAGGTGGAAGTGCTAATATGAAAAAAGGACTCTACGCTAACATTAACGCCAAACGTGACCGCATTGCTGCTGGCAGCGGCGAAAAGATGCGCAAGCCGGGAAGCAAAGGTGCGCCAACCGCAAAGGCGTTCAGACAATCGGCAAAGACAGCCAAGAAGAAATAGCTTATGAAGTACTTTCTTGATCGACTAAAAGAGCCGTCGACGTGGCGTGGTCTTTTTGCGGTGCTTACTGCCGTTGGGTTGAAGCTTCACCCAGAGATGCAAGAGGCTATTTTGACGACTGGGCTTGCGCTGATTGGGCTAATCAACGTGCTCCGAAAGGAATCGAATGATACCAAACCTGCTGCAAATCCTGCGCCTGTGGCTGGAAATCAAAGCTAAACGAGCGTCTTGGGAGTTGGAGCGAGACATAGCCAGACACTGCGATGAAATTGAAGCTCAAATCTTTGATGCTCGAGCTGCTGGCAACGACGCTCTTGCTGACAGGCTGCGCGAAAGATTCATGCGCTCCAGTA